AGAAGTGTTAAATTCATAACGCGATACATTGCCAAGAAGATTAAACTTAGCGTCTCGTACGCCAATGGTTATTTCAATAGGATTGCCTGCAAATGCTTGTAATCCAATTTCACTAGCTCTGTTATTATTTATTGAATCCTCAAAGCTAGAAAATAACCTCAGTCCACCAGCTTGGTTGATGTTAACGAAAGCGCTAAATGTGTCTTCTACCGCTCCACTGCTCCAGTTAGACCCTGGAATAAACGCAAGTCCGCGACTGTCTGCCGTTGATATATCAACACGATCACCAGTTATTATATTGTCAACAGCATTGTCAACACCAACACGCTCCAAGCTTGTGTTGATGTCGTCCGGGCTTATAGATGCTTTAATGCTTCCAAGAAAGGCATCAGTGCCCCGACGCAGCCTGACATTGCCGAAATTGCCAAGATAAAAAGCCATTTATTTTTTAAGCTGCAATAGCGTTTTCAAGCTCTCCATCGACTGTAAAGTTAATAGGAACTATGGTCAATTCTCCAGTGCCAGATGAAACCGTAGCTGAAGTTATGTAAGCATTGCAAACAATATCGTCGGCAGTGTCGTCGCCCACGTTTAACTCTATAAAAATTCTGTCGGCCGTTGTAATAGCACTATTTTTGTGAACTTTTCTGAGTATTTCTGTGAATTGGTGGAAATTAGCATTTTCACCGCTTTCAAGCCTGTAATACATTAAAGTTGCGCTTCCTGTTGCTCCTTTTATTCCAGGCACAAACGTATTGCTTGAGCTTCCCAGCGTATCGGTGCTTAACAGCTCTACAGTGGTTTCTAGTGACCAATCACGGACTTTTGCAACTGTCTTTTTTGTGCCGGTTGCGTCCTTAACGGCCAAAGAGCCGGTGCGTCCAGTGAAAAAAGCCATAACAGTGTCTAGGACATTGCCTGCATCTTAGCTTACAACAAACTTACTGCTACGAAAATCTGCAATGTGAGCTCGCGTTCCAGCCGCTTCTTCAAAACAAGGAAACTCAATTGCCTTAACACTAAGCTCTCCCTCTTCTTCCAATGAAACCTCAACAACTCGGTAGACACGTTTACTTACCTTATTTTCACCCATCACAAACATATAACCTTTTTTACTTGCAAGACTTGAAGCTACGCTGACACCAGCATTTGTTGCAACAGAAACGCTAGATGCACTTTCTATTTCTCCCGTGTCAGGACGATAAAGTAAAAAATTAAAGTTTTTAGTTCCGTTGTCTTGCACGTTATCTAACAAAGGCGTATTCAATAATCCGTTCTCCATTATCATTCCTGAAGAATATTTGTCCCAATTTTTAAGACCAATGTCAACGTATATAAAAGCGCCTGGCTCTAAAGAGGCTTGCATTGGTAGCGTCTTGAATTCAATGCCTTTTTTGATATGACGACGTTGATTGCATAGTAATTTGCCAAACATAATTGCTTGTTCTCTTTGTGTTACAAATTGACTTAAGTCAAACGTTTCTCGATTGAAGTTTTCAGAAACGTTTTTTCTTTGAACAGTTACGCTTCTTTTCTTGCTAAACATTTCTCCAGGATTAATTTCTCTGTAAACGACTGAAGCAACAAGATCTTCAGTTGACGTTCCATAATTCAAAAATTCTTCCTTGTAAGAGTCTTGCAAGATGTTCCCAGAAGTGAAAAGTGCTGAAATTTCAACTTCTACAGGCAGCCCTGTATTATCGCAAGCTAGACCTGCTTGGTTTACAGGAAGCGCTGGCAGCAATGTATCTTTCCCGTTTTTACGGGCTAATTCAAGCAAACTAAATGGAGCGGTAGTTACCCAAAAGTCGCGCCAAGAACTTGCATCTGCGATAATCCCGTCCATAAATAAATTAATTAACGCCCCACCTCCTTCTCGCGGTAAGTTGTTCCCAATGCAAAATTTCTTTGCTAAAGCAAGACTGTCAACATCAATGTTTGCAGACTCAATATATTTCCCTAAGCCATTTTCCTTGTCCAACAAAGTGTCTACAAATATATCTGGAGCGTAGCTAGTTGAGTTATCGCTAGTTTCAAGAACTGGGCTTCCTCCTGTAATATCTATAATTTTACAATTTTTTCCTTGCTCGACAAGCGCACTAATGCTCCTTAAGTCTTGCAGGCCACGATTTGCATAAACGCCTAGAGACATCATCGTTAAATCTGCATATTTATCTTCTATAGAGCCATCAAGTTGTTGCTCCGTTACAGCTGTTAGTGCTATTTCAGGACCCGACTCAAAACTAAATTGTATGTTGTTATCTGAGTTGACAGAAAACATGTCCCACTCGTTAGTGCCATGCGGCCCTCTTTCAGGTTCATTAGGATAAAAACTAGCGTTGGTATTGGGATCTACTTCTCTGCCAGTCCACGAAATAACATGACCGTTTTCTGTATATTGTTGAATCTGATCTGAAGACTCCTCTAAAAATGCATACTTCTCAAACGGCCGCAATTCTCTTTCTGCGTTAATATCGTAAACAGGTTCAAAACTAAAAACCCATTTATTTTCTGTTGCTGCCTTGAAACTAATTTGAGTATAATAATTAGATTCGCTGCCTCTTCTTATGGCAAAAATTCTGTTAGCTGTTTCGCTTACAGGATTGCCTTGATTGTCTCTTGAACTTACTTGGCTCGCATCAACGCTTTGCCTATACGACATTCTAAAAAACACCAATCTGGTTTTTACTCCGTTGTCCGAATAGCTGTAATCCTTTACTTCTTCTTCGCCGTATTTTTTCTGTCTCCCAGAAATTTTTCTAAAAAGTTGCGTTTTGAATGAAAATTTTACCAACTCACATTTGCTTATAGTTTCATAGCTTGCGGTTTCTGCCTTGACAAGACATTTAGAGAAGAAAGCGTTGTCAAGTGTTTTCCTGTATTCGTCCCATCTTGCCAATATGTCCTCGTACTCTTCAAGCCTGCCTTTTTTCTCTCCTATTAATTTGCTCAATTCTTTTCTTAACGCTTTTCTGCCTACAGAGTCCTTTTGCTCTCCGCTGGGCATTTGATTAATAACAAGCTCTAGATGACGAATATCGTCTTCGATTACTTCAATAGCCAAGTCATGCATAACTCCAAAATTTCGTAATATGCGTCTATTGACTTTGTCAGAAGCCTTTTCTACTTTTTTCTGTGCTGCGGATATTTCATCGTAAAAAGGTTGTCCAACTTCAGTAGTTGTTTTTAATACGTCTTCGCCACTTATAGTTACTCCTTGCTTTTGCAATTTAGTTCGTTCATTGATTAAATCTTGTAATTTTTTCTTATTCTCTTCAAGATCGTTTAGTTTATTTGTGAGCTTATCGTCGTGAACAAAAAACGGAGCGTCTACATTATGATCAAATACACCGTTAAAATTAAAATAGTGAACAACTCCGTTTCGGTCTAAGTAGTTAAAAGTATAAAATACATTTGGAATGCTTGAAAGATTTGCTTTGGTAATAATCTGGTCTCCCATGATTTTCTTGTCATAAGAGGCAAAGCTTTGGTTTGTTACTGTCTGATCTCCAGCAAGAATTGAACCGCTAAAAGAATGAATTGAATTGGTTTTGTTTGGTTGTTCTACAATGGACAAGCCGTTGTTAAAGCTATTGTTTGACAAAGGCAGGCTATCTCCATCAAACACGCAAGATTGTATTGCATGGATAATGTTTTTTAATCCCTTCTTTTGCTCCTGCAAACGTTTTTTAATTGCTTCGATTTCATCAGGATCAAGATCTATTTCTGGTGGCACGTCACTCTTTATTTCTTCTGTGTACTGAACGGATCCGCCTCGGTAAAATCTTAAAGTTTGCGGCTGCATTGCGTATTCGCCAATAATTCCTCCATCCTCATTTTTTATTTTTAATTGTGGAACCCACGTTACCGCTCCATCAAATGGATGATCATCTGGATTTTCTGGATTTAAAACAAACGGCGTTAGTTCATTGTTTTTTACCAGCTCCATGCCTTCTTTAGTGCCGTAAACAACTTCAAGCTCCAAAGGATCTTTAACGTCTATATTTACAAAATCAATAAAATTATTTTCTTCGCTAAGATTTCGCGTAACTCCTTCTTCTGCAACGTTGCCTAAAATAGATACGGCGTTTTCAATTTGCTCTTTTGTTTCTGGACTTGCGTCAGCAGGCTCTGTTCTTTCGTAAACAGTAGTAGGCGTTCTGCCAGGCAAAACACATTCAAAAGTTGCAGTTACATTGCCTTCTTCAAGGTTTCTGTTTGTGCCAAATTCAAATAATTTAAATTTTGCAGAACCCAGCATGTAAGTGCTGCCAAAGTCTAATGACTCAAGCATTTGTCGTCTCATGTTTATAGCAGTTTCTCCAGGGCCCTCATGACCATTTATTTGATTTGTTTTTTCAAATCTTAAAGTTATTTTCTGGCCTATACTAAAAGATGTATTATCATATGCATTTTCAAGTCTAACCAATAAATTGGCCCTTTTTTGTCTGCCTTTTTCGTTCCTTTCTATGACGTTAACGTTAAGAGGAATAGAATCAAATACGCCAAGGCTTGTGGCCGTAGTAGGAGAATAAGCCTGGCTGAATCCTTTTCTTGTGTTTCCGTGAACTGCAATGCTGGTCGCCGGAAAGCTGCCGTCTGACGGCTTTAAAGGTTTAGGGAAAAAACTACCTTTTTTATATCCAAATTTTATATTTTTAAATGTAGGGACGCCTCCTTTTCCATCAGTTCTAGCAAATATAAAGAAACTGGCCCTATCTAAATTTGATAAATCTTTCTGTCCAATAGCAGTGGCGCGGAAGTCTATTTTTTTAATTTTAGAAGCTCCTAGTACCACCATTAATTGCATAAATTGGCTTGATCCAAAATTTTCAACTGCAGACCAAACAAGCGAACCGTTTACTCTTACTTTGCCAAAAGGGTTGTCATTAGAATTGGTATAAACAAGGTTTACAGGGTCTCCATACGAGGCAAGATCTTGTGCGCTATTAAAACCAAAAGTCGGAGCGAACCTTTGCTGCCTTAATTTTCTACGATCATCAATTTCTGGTATTTCAGGCTTAGGTGCTAACAGCGCCGCTCCAACTTGGAATAGAACCCCAACAATCGTAAGAACAAGAGCAGTAGTGCTAGTAACCTCATTGCGAACGTCTAGTAACGTTCCAGCCTTTATGTCTGCATACTCTTCTTGTACAACAAGAAAATCAAGGTATTCCTCTTTGGTAACGCCTAGCGCTTCAATTAGCTGGTGCTCGTATGGAAGAAGCTTACGCATCAATCAACCCAGAAGTAGTAAGCAGAAACGTGCGGCGCTGGAATGCGAATAACCCGCTTACCAGGCGCAATCAAGACAATGCTGCCATTAACAACACTACCCAAAGCTGGGCTTGTTGGATCAGCCAGCAAAGCTACCGCTCCATGTTCTGGTAGTGTAAGCCGTTTGCCAGTTTG